AACGTCTGCACGGCATTCGGTGTTCCGGGATACAAGATCGGCGTCGGTGCGATGCCGACCTACAACAACATCGAAGCGTTGCGCTTGGAATATTATGCGAGCGCGCTGCAGCAGCACGTTGAGGCGATCGAAGCATTGCTCGATCAGGCACTTGGACTTGACCGTATCGTAGGGAAAACCTACGGCGTGGAGTTTGATCTCGACAATCTTCTGCGCATGGATACCGCTTCCATGATCGAAGCAGAGGCGAAGGCGGTCGGTGCTGGCATCAAGAAGCCGAACGAAGCGCGTCGGCGGCTGGGTCTCGGCAAGGTCAAGGGTGGCGATACGCCCTATCTTCAAGAACAAAATTATGCGCTCTCGGATCTCGCAAAGCGCAGCGAGATGGAAAATCCATGGGCGGCAAAGACACCTGACGAGCCGAAGCAAATTGCGGCGCCAAAGCCGGCCGGTTCGGAAGAAGACACGATCGACGATGCCGCAAAGGCCCAGCTTGCCGCGTGGAGCCTGCAAAAGTCGCTAGATTCTCTGCCGCTGCCAAAACTTGCGGCCTAGCGCTCCTTTCAAGGACCGGACATGGATCATCGCGACATAGCCGTTCTTATGGACGGCATAGCGCCGGTATTGCGCGGCTATGTTGAGAAGGCGTTTGAGCCGATCGGCGCCCGTATGCTTGCGCTCGAGCAGCGTTTCAAGGACTTGCCGGCTCCGCGCGATCCAGACCCGGTCGTGATTTTGCGGCTGGTCGAAGAGACGGTAGCAAAACTTCCGCCGGCACTCCCGGGGAAGAATGCCGATCCAGCGCTCGTTGCGGAGCTTGTCGACAAGGCCGTGGCCGCGCTGGATGTCAAAGGTGAGCCTGGAACGAGCGTCTCGGTCGAAGACGTGTCTCCACTGATCGAAGAAGTGGTACAGCGGCACGTTGCTTTGCTGCCGAAGCCTGAGCCTGGCAAGAGCGTTACGGTCGACGATGTGCAGCCGATGCTTAAGGAGATGGTCGACGCAATCGAGCGCCCGAAGGACGGAAATAGGGTGACCGTTGACGATTTGGCTCCGCTGATTGCGGAGCAGGTTGCTAAGGCAGTTTCCGAAATCCAGATGCCTTCGATCGATTGGTCCGAAGTGGACAAGATGGTGGGCGACAGGGTGGAGCGCGCCGTCGGCGAACTGCCGGAACCGAAGCCGGGAAAGGATGCGGACCCGGAGCAGGTCGCGTCCTTGGTTACTCAGGAGGTCGAGCGGGCCGTGGCCGGAATTCCGGCCGCGAAGGATGGCGTTGGCCTTGCCGGCGCTCTGATCGACCGAGATGGGTGCCTTGTGGTGACCCTGACGGACGGAACAACGAAGACGCTGGGTGCCGTGGTCGGGAAGGATGCGGATACCGACGCCATCGCCGAGATGGTTCGCGGTGAGGTAGCGAAGATACCGATTCCGAAAGACGGTCTTGGCTTCGAAGATATGACGGTCGAAACCGACGGGGATCGCGGGTGCGTCCTGCGGTTCGAGAGAGGCGACCTTAAGAAGGAGTTTACCCTTTCATTCCCGATGGTCCTGGACCGCGGCGTCTGGCGCGAGCAGGGCTATGCCAAGGGTGATGGCACCACATACGGCGGCAGTTTTTTCATCGCTCAGCGGGCTACGGAAGCGCACGAGAAGCCCGGAAATTCGGATGGATGGAGACTCGCGATAAAGAAAGGCAGGGATGGCAGGGACGGTGCTCCCGGCAAGCCGGGCGAGCGCGGCCCGAAGGGTGAGGCTCCGGCTAGGAACTTCGTCTGATGGGTCTGAAACTGGTAACAGCGCCGGCCACGAAGCCGATCACGCTGGCGCAAGCAAAGATGCAGTGCCGCGCAACCGAGTTCACGGACGATGACGATCTGATCGGGCTGTTCATGGAAGCCGCAGTCGACTTCGCGGACGGGCCGTCAGGATTTCTCGGGCGCGCGCTGATCGACCAGACCTGGGATTATTATCTCGACGCGTTTCCGGCCAGTGGGCCGATCGAAATCCCGCTTCCGCCTTTGATCGAGGTCGTCGGTCTGTTCTATCAGGACGGCGACGGAATCGAACAGGAGTGGACGTCGACAAATTACGTCGTCGCCTCCAGCGGCAATCCTGGAAAGGTTTCGCTAGGGTCTGGCGTCTCTTGGCCGACGCCGATCGTCGAAAGCGAGGCGGTCCGAATTCGGTTCCGTGCTGGCTATCTGGATCAAGGCGTATCGCCGGCGGTGGCGAACGTTCCGGGTGCGATCAAAGCCGCACTACTTATCCATGTGGCGGACCTCTACGCCAATCGCGAAAGCGCAATCGTCGGGCAGACAGTCGCTAAACTTCCTTGGTCCGCTGAACAGCTTTTGCGGCGGTATAGGTTCTATCTCGGGATGGCGTGATGTGGCCGGATTGGATAGGCCAGGACGTCGCTATCATCGCGTCCGGGCCATCAACTAAGAATGCAGGCGTCGCGCTTCTGAATGGTCGGATGCGCGTCATCGCGATCAAGAAGAACATCGAGATCGCGCCTTTCGCTGATGTCGTTTACGGGTGCGATGGTCCTTGGTGGCGAAGCGTTCGCGGCCTGCCGGACTTCAAGGGTCTGAAACTCGCATACGATCAAGGCGTCTGCACTGAATTCGGATTGCAGCAAGTCAGCATTCCGCAGCCGAAATCGAACGATCTTCTATTCGATAAAGTCGGGACTGTGGGAGCGAGCGGAAACTCTGGCTTCCAGGCGCTCAACCTCGCACTCCAATTCGGCGCCAAGCGAATCCTTCTGGTTGGATTCGACATGCACGGCCGGAGCGGCGAGCACTGGTACGGACGAAATCACTGGGCCGGCGGCAACAATCCGACGCTCGACAATTACCGGCGCTGGGTATTGGGCTTCGAAGGATCCGCAAAGACGATCGCGGACATGGGCGTTCAGGTCATCAACGCGTCGCCGATAAGCGTTCTGAAATGCTTTCCGAAAATGACAATTGAACAGGCCTTGCAGATTTGGCGGTTGAATGACGCGGCTTAGCACGAGAGAGACTGTCTGGGTTGGATGGGATCCAAGAGAGGCTGCGGCCTTTGCCGTAGCGTGCGAAACCGCAAAATCGTACATGACGCGGCCGATCCCGGTTTACGGTCTGCTGCTGAACGATCTGATCAAGAGCGGTCTGTACAGCCGACCGATCGAGTACAGGCCGAGCGCGGCCGACAAGCCGATCATGTGGGATGTTGTTTCGGATGCTCCCATGAGCACCGAGCACGCTTGCGCAAGGTTTTGGGTTCCCATGCTGGCAAAAACTGGCTGGGCCATGTTCACCGACGGCGACGTTTTGTTCAGAGGTAATGTCGCGCGGTTGTTCGAAGAACTCGATCCAACGAAAGCCGTCTACTGCGTGCAGCACAAGCACGACGCTTCTCCCGGACCGAAAATGGACGGCCAGATACAGACAGCTTATTCCAGGAAGAACTGGACGAGCGTCATGATCTGGAACGTCGATCATCCGGCGAACAAGGCGCTTACTCTCGACGTTCTGAACAGCACGCCAGGCCGGGATCTTCACCGTCTTTTTTGGTTGGATGATTCAGAAATCGGAGAGCTTGATCAGGCTTGGAACGTCCTTGTTGGTTACACCGATCCGGATGTCTCCGCGAAGATCGCCCATTTCACGGCGGGCACGCCCGACATGCCAGGCTATGAGGCCCAGCAATACGCAGATGAATGGCGCATGTGCCGTGATGCTTGGGCGCGAGGCGCTTTGGGTTTTGTTGCCTGAATGGGCCTGGGAGATAACCTAATTGCGAGTGGACTTGCTCGCGACGTGCTGAAGGATCGCGGCGTCCGCGTAGCGTTCGGCGAGCGCGGCCAAGTCATCTGGGACAAGAATAGTGAGCAGATATTCCGCAACAATCCAAATATCGTTTTCCCCGGTAATGAAGGTCGCGGACACATTGAGTGGATCCCATTTTACAAAGGCAAACGCGGATACAACACGCAGGGTAACGGACACTGGCTATGGAATATGGACTGGCGCTGCGTGCCAGGTCAGATTTTCCTAAGCGACGGCGAGCAGGCTGCGGCGAAGCGATACGGGTCCGGCTTCGTGGTCATCGAGCCGAACGTTCCGGAGTGGAAGTCGTCAGCGGCAAATAAGCGCTGGCCGTTCGAAAGATACCAAGCCGTCGCCGACGAGCTAATCAGCATGGGCCGTTCGGTCGTTCAGTTCTTTCCGGATAGGCGGGCCGGTCCTCGGCTCCGTGGCGTTCGCCAGATCAGGTCGGTTACGTTCAGGGATGCGACGGCGGTGTTGAAAAACTCCGCTCTCTACATCGGACCGGAAGGCGGAATGCACCACGCAGCCGCTGCGGTCGACGTCCCGGGTGTGGTGTTATTTGGTGGCTTCATTCCGCCATCGGTTACGGGATACGACGCGCACACGAATATCGCCGGTTCAGATCGCTTCTGCGGATCGTTCACGGCTTGCAAGCACTGCGCGGACGCGATGAATTCGATCAAGGTTGAAACCGTTTTGAAAGCCGCAAAGGAACGTCTCTAGTGGTCGACATGATGCAGCCGGCGGG